GCCTCAGCGCACCAGCCGAGCCGATCGGGGCGACGCCAGTCGTGGCCGGCGCCGAGATCATCGACCTGGACAGGTTCCGACGGCCGACGTCGCCTTCCGGGAGCGCCGCATGATCCGCGCCGCCCTCGACCTGGTCGCCCGCCTGCTCGGCCGCCGCCGGCGCCGCCTGCGCCGCACGCGCGCGCCGCTCACCTTCCTCAAGCCGTAGGAGACGCCGCATGTCCGACATCGCCATGACCGCACTCCCGCATCCCTCGGTCGATCGCCAACCGCCCCGGCGGCTGAGCCCGCGAGGCTTCGGCTCGCGCGAGCGCCTGCTGAAGCGCTGCCGCGAGCTGATGGTGGCCGGCACGTTCCGGCCTACCGCGAAGCAGCTGGAGACGGCAACGCTCACCCCGAAGGTGATCCGCTACTACTACGACTCCCTGGAAGGCCTCTATTTCGAGGCACTGGATGCGCCGACTGCCGTCGCGATCGCCCGGCAGGTCGTGCACAGTACCAGAGGGTGGATCGAGACTGACGACATCGCGCGCGTCGCCCATGCCGCCGTGTTCGGGAGGGTGCGGTCATGAGCGCGTTCCCCGTTCCCAAAGGCGCCGTGATCGTCATCACCGTCTTTCGGCCCGCCAGCACCTCGACCGGCATCGGCACCTGTCGCCTGATCGCCCAGACGCCGCTGTCCGCGCCGTGCGTCGCCGAGGAGATCGCGACTCGCCTGCCTTTTCTCTTTGCCGATGCCGCACTTCCCGACCTGCTGATGCCCGGCCCGCCTCTGACCATGCTGCTGCAGGTCATGTTGCCGACCGGGCAGCTCGTCGCCCACGCCGCCAGCGCCGACCTCCTGCGGGCAGCCCAACTCACGGAGATGATCGCCGCCTGGAAGCGCGATCTGCCGGACATCGTGGCGGCCACGTTCGCTGGCGTGGAGCGCAAGCTCGCAACGCTGTCTGCCGTTGCTCCGGGCAATCCGGCGGCGGTGCATTGATGAGCGTCGCCCCGCTCTCCGACGTGCCGGCCGGCACGACCATCGACATCAAGATCACGCTCCCTCGGGAGCGTGGCGGCGGCAGCGACGGATTTCGCTGGCGCGCGCCCGAACGGATGCCGGCCGACGAGGCCCGCGCCGCGATCGCGAAGGACCTGGTCCCGAGGTTCTTCAGGAACTTCCTGCCGAAGGACGAATAGGAGCCACCATGCCCGAAGATCAGAAGCCGTTCATTCACCAGAACGGCACCGCCACCCCGCCGGGCCCGACGCCGGCCGCCGAACTGCTACACACCTCCGCCCTGGCGAAGCTGATGGCGGTCCTGGAAGACGACGAGAAGATCATCAAATCGCTGGACACCGTCGCCCTCGGCGACGAGCTGCTCTCTCGCCGCCGCGCGATCGAGACCGTGCAGCTGCTGCAGGAGCCTCGCGTCAACACGACGGTCGCCGCGCTCAAGCTCCTGGCGCCGTCGATGCAGGCGCTCGTGTCGGATGTCGCGATCGTCCTCGCGACGCGCGGCAAGGACCAGCAGAACCTCGCAAACGCGCTCCGAAAGCTGATCGAGGGCCGGTCGTGAGCGCGCCCGGCGATCGGCGGGACTGCCCCGTGCTGACCTGCAAGTCCACCATCCCTGCTGAGCAGACGATGTGTGCCGCGTGCTACGGCGCGCTGCCGAAGTACATGCAGGTCGCCCTGGACGTGGCCGTACGCGACGTGCGGCGCCAGCCGACGGCGCGCAACCGGACGCGGCTCAACCAGGCTGTGACGAACGCGGTCCGCACGGCCGCGACGGTGCGCCCATGAAGTGCCCCGTGTTCCTCTGCACCGCCGGCATCCGGCACGGGCACCTGATGTGCGGCTCCTGCTGGAGCCGCGTGCCGCGAACGCTGCAGGCGAACGTCAACCGGACCTGGTCGGCATACCGGCGCCTGAAGCCCGGCAATCCCGACGCCAAGCTGGAGGCGCGCCGCTCCTACAACAGCGCGACGCAGGCGGCGATCGACGCCGTAGAGGCGACCCGGCCATGACGACGCATCCGCTCCTGGATGCCGGCGTCGAGCTGGACTGCGCCTTGCGCGAGCTGCTGCGCGGCCCGGTGTCGACTCGGCGGAACCACCGGGTACGCGATGCGGCGGCCATCGTCCGCGCCGAGCTGCTCGCGCTCACCGGCGACGCCGACCACCGGCCCACCACGATCGAGGACGTGCAGCGCGTCCTGGCCCATGCCCGCTCCAGCGGCGTGCCCTGGACCGACATCGTCGCCGTCATCAACCACCTGCAGGGAGATTGATCATGGTCCGTCGCTCAACGCTCTCCGCGATCCATGTCGCCAAGAAGCAACTGGACCTGGACGACGACGACTATCGCGCGATGCTCCGCAGCGAAGCCGGCGTCGCCAGCGCGCGAGATCTCGACGAGGCCGGCGCACGCCGCGTCATGACGTGGTTCGACAATCACGGCTTCAAGCGCACCGGCACGGCCAAGGGCACCGCCGCCGATCGGCGACCGATCGTGCAGAAGGCCCGCGCGATCTGGATCTCGCTCTACCAGCTCGACGAGGTTTCTAACCGCAGTGACAATGCGCTCGACGCCTTCGCAAAGAACATCACCGGCAAGGAGACACTGCACTTCGCCACCAACGGCGAAGCCGGGAAGGTGGTCGAGGCGCTGAAGGCGTGGGCCGAGCGCGTCGGCTGGACGGCCGGCACGCGGCCTCCGCTCTCCCTGGTGCAGCTCCAGTACGAGCGCCTCGCGGCCCATCAGGTCGCCGTGGGCAATTGGGTCCGGAACTACGAAGCGCTGCCGGCGAACAGCGACGGGTGGCTCATGAGCTGCGCTGCCGCGATGGGTGCTGCGATCCGCCGGCTGAAGCTCGGCACCCGCCACAACTCCCCCTCACAAACGGAAGGCAATGACCGTGGATAGCAAGAAGGCAAAGGCCGGGCCGATCTCGGCCGACCGGTTGAAGAGCTTCGTCGAGCGCATCGAGAAGCTGGAAGAAGAGCGCAAGGCCATCGGCGGCGACATCAAGGATGTCTACTCCGAGGCCAAGGGCGTCGGCTACGACGTGAAGACGATGCGCAAGATCGTGTCGCTTCGCTCGATGGATGCCGCCGATCGCGCCGAGCAGGAAACGTTGCTCGATGTCTACAAGCATGCGCTGGGGATGGTCTGATGGTGGACTATGTTCCCGTCTCGGCTGAGGCCGACGAAGCGCTGCGCGAGGATCTGCTTACACGGCTCGGTGCACTTTCGGGCGATCCGGCGAAGGCTGCGGCCTTCGCCAACGGCCTGATCCTCGACGGCACCGCGCACCGTCTCAAGATGATGTCGGGCCTGCAGCAGTTCATGACGCTGCCGCCGGCCGAGGCGAAGCTTCGCACCCGCGCCCGCATGGCGCAGCTGATCGCACAGACCTATGCGGGCACCGGCTGCGTCACCCGCGACGATCTCAGGGCCGGCGGCTTCTCTGACGATGAGATCGCCGAACACTTCGACGAGGCCAAGCGCGCGGCGCGCGTGGCTGGGATGGTTATCTGATGCGCGTCCTGGTCGGATGCGAGACTTCCGGCATCGTTCGCCGCGCCTTCGAGCGGCGGGGTCACGACGCTTGGTCATGCGACATCCTGCCGGCCGAGGACAGAACGAACCGGCACATCATCTGTGACATTCGCGACATTCTCGCAGACGGTTGGGACCTGCTTGCCGTGCTCCATCCCCCCTGCACCCGGCTTTGCAACAGCGGCGTGCGCTGGCTGTCGGTGCCACCGCCCGGACGCACACTTGCGGAGATGGAAGCCGAGCTGCGCGAGGGCGCGGCTCTTTTCTCGGCCTGCTGGAACGCACCGATCGAGCGCATCGCCGTCGAAAACCCGATCATGCACGGCCGGGCCAAGGCCCTGATCGAGAACTACGAGCCGCCTGCGCAATTCGTCGAACCATGGTGGTTTGGGGAGCCGTTCTTCAAGCGCTGCGGTTTGTACCTGCGGAGGCTGCCACCACTCGTCGCGACACGGGCACTGACGCCACCTCTCTTTGGCACCGACGAGCACAAGAAGTGGTCTCGCGTTCATCGCATGTCCGGCTACGGCCGAGATCGGCGCCGCGACAGAAGCCGCTTCTTCGCCGGCATCGGCGAAGCCATGGCGATCCAGTGGGGCGACCTCACACCCGCGCAGGCGGCGCTCGCGGCATGACTGACGCCGCCCTGTTCGACTACCGCACGAGCACAAGGGCCGAGGAACGCGAGCCCGAGCCCTTCGACTGGTACATCGAGCCGGCTTGGTGCCATGAGCTGTTGTACCAGGTCGAATCCTTCGAGGGCGAGATCGTCGACCCGGCCTGTGGGCTCGGGACCGGCCTGAAGGTCGCGGCCGATCGCGGCCACGCCGTGCTGGGCATCGACATCGTCGACCGTCGTGAGCATGCCGTCTTCCCGTTTCCGCTGCGGCTCGGCGACTTCGCCGAGCGGCCACCCATCAATGGCGGCGAGAACTTCATCGGCAACCCGCCCTTCAGCTACCGGCCGGGCATCGCCGAGATCTACATTCGCCGCTGTCTTGCGCTCGCGCGCGCCAAGGTGGCGATGCTTCTGCCGGTCAAGTTCCTGTCTAGCCAGGGCCGATACGACCTGTTCACGCAGACGCCTTTGACCGACGTTCGCATCCTGTCGTCGCGCCCGTCGATGCCTCCCGGTTCGCTCTTCGTACAGGGCCTGGTCGAGGCCAAGGGCGGGATCGTCGATTACATGTGGCTCGTGTGGGACGTGCGCAAGCGGCCGTCCTGTCCTCGCACCTCCTGGCTACTGCTGCCGGAGCACACGCCGGCGCCGAAGCTTTTCCCGGAGTTTCCATCATCGGCGGGAGTGGCACGATGAGCGAGGATTTGCCGGTGTTCCTGAGGCTCGATCCTAGCAAATGCGTCGTGCGCAGCTACAGCGTCGCGGGCGGGGCGGGAAAGCGGCCGCGCCTCAAGCTGGAACTCGAGGTGGCCCCCGACGAGCTGGGCTGGATGCTCCGGGACCTGGAAGAGGTGCAAGGAAAGGCCCGGCCCAAGGCGCCCGGCAAGAAAGGGCGCAGGCGGCCAACCGGAGCCATCGCCCATCAGCCGCTCTTGCAGATCACGCACATCAAAGGGAGCGATGCGGAATGAGCGTGCCCGCGAAGCCCTCATGGCCGGCAGTCGGCGACGACGTCACCACTCGCCTGGCCTGCTGCATCCCGCACTGCCGGCGGACATTCCGGAACGGCAAGGATGGGATGCCGTGGTATCGCGGCGCTGAGGTCATCTGCGGGAAGCACTACCGGATGGCGCCGCCTTTCCTGATCGAAAGGGATCGTCGACTGCGCCGGCTTTCTCGCAAGGCCGACAAGCTTGCTCCAACGAAGGCGAACGACCGGCTCTACCGCCGCATCGTCGTCTGGCAATGGCAATGCTTCGTCAGGATCAAGGTAGCCGTCACCGAGCGCGCCATGGGGATCGGATGACCGCGCCCGATCCCCGCCTTGAGCTGCTCGATGGCATCGCGAAGGAGCTGGCGGCTGTTGCCGGCTTCGATGCCGGCGAGCGGCTGCTGGAGCATTTCGGGGGTCAGCGCGTTTATGTGCCGGAGAAGATGCGTCCCAACTCGCGCTTCTGGGATACGCTCGGGCCGAACGCGGCCAAGGCACTGGCGAAGATCTGCGGGGGAGATCATATCGACGTGCCGACCGGCGCCGAAGCGCAACGCCGATTGAGCGCAAAGAAGATGCGCCGGCAGATCTCGGCGTACCTGGCGGCGCAAAAAGACCCGAAGAAGACGACGAAGGATCACGTGGCCGCGACCTTCCGCTGCAATCGCCGAACCGTCCAGCGCGTGCGCGCGGCCATGGGCCAGCCGACCGCGCCGAGCGACCAGGCCGACTTGTTCGAAAGACGTTCGAAGCCGGTATAGGATCGATCCGAGGCGATCGGTGACAAGGGAGACTGTGTCTCCCTGTCAGCGTTACAGGACGCAGCTTATTTCTGACCTGCATTGGACATGTGGTCACGTTTCACAGGAAACCTAAACGGGGGGACTTGGTCTCCCTGACTGATCCCCGCCTACAGCCCTAGCGTCAGCCTCTCACTTGCAGAGGCCCGGATGCAAGCCTTCGATGTCGAACCGGTGCCCCCGCGCTCTCTCAAGAGGTAGGCACCATGGACCCCCGCACATCCCGCGGCTTCCTCAACAACAATCCGGGCAACGTCGACCGCTCGGCCGATGTCTGGCAGGGCGAGATCCGCGACCCGGCGGACCCGCGGCTCACTGAATTCCAGCGCAACGAGCTGGTGAACGGCCGCTTCGCGGTGTTCGCCGAAGCACGGTCCGGCATCCGCATGCTGGCGAAGACGCTCTTCGCCTATCGTGATCGCCTCGGGCATCGCACGGTGCGCCGAATCATCAACACCTGGGCGCCGCCGGTCGAGAACGACACCGGTGCCTATGTGAACGCGGTCGCGGCCCGCGTCGGTGTCTCGCCCGACGCCGAGCTGAACCTCAACGACTTCAAGACGATGAAGGCACTCGTCTCGGCCATCATCATCCACGAATGCGGCGGCATGCCCTATGCCGGCACCGAGATCGACGACGGGCTGCTGTTGGCCGGCCTGGTGAAGCCGGTCGGCATCACCACGTCGTCGACGGCACAGGGCCTCACCGTCGCCTCGGGCGGCACGATCGGCGGCGGCGCGGTGGCCGTCATCCAGGAGGCGGTGGAGCGGCCCGTCCAGGTCCCTGCCCCGGCGCCGCCGCCCTCCCTGCCGGCGCCCGACTTCGGCAGCGCCGTGAGCGGCGCCCAGGACGCCCTGCGTCAGACGGCCGACACGCTGGCGCCCATGGCTGGCACGTCGCAGACGATCGACCACATCCTGTTCGCGCTGAAGATCGGCTGCGCCGTGATCGCCTTGGTCGGCATCGGCCTCGCGATCCGGGCGCGCATCGTCCAGATGCGGCGCGACCAGAAGATCGCGGCCGTCGCCCAGGAGAGCGGGCTGTGAGCGTGCTTGCCGCGATCGGCGCCCGCCTCGCCGGGTTCTTCACCGGCCTTTGGCCGAAGATCGTCTTCGTCGGGGCGATCCTGCTCGCGCTGCTCGGCGTCTATGCCGGCGTCCGCCGATCCGGCCGCGACGCCGAGCGTGCCGACCAGCTCGCCGCCGGCGTGAAGACGATCGGCCGCGCCAACCAGGCCGCCCAACGAGTCGAGCCCACCCAAGAGGCCATCGCCCATGATCCGAACAATCTCGATCGAGTACGCTAGCGTCCTCGGGTACGCCGCGCTCGGCGCGGCCGGAGCGATGCTAGCCTCGTGTGCAGTGGCCCCGCCACCGGCGCCGGTCGCGGTCTGCGAAGCGCTGCGGCCGGACATGCCGGTGAAGTTCCATGGTGGCCCCGATGGCAAGGGCGGCCCGGGCTTCGACACGCGCGACACGGTCGATCGCGTGCGAAAGGCAAATGCCCGCTTCGAAGCGGCGTGCGCGGCGGTGCGCTGATGGACTGGAAGGCCGTCACCGACTTCGCCCAGGTCACGCTGATCGTCGGCCAAGCCGTCGTTCTGGGCATCCTGTTCCTGCTCAAGGGCACCTTCGCCACCAAGAAGGACCTGAGCGGCGCGATCGAGCTGGGGGCGAACGCGCACCATCGGCTCGACCTGCTCGAACAGCGGGTCGCCCAGCTTCCCACGCACGACACGATCGTCGAGATGCGGGAGGACATCGGCGAGCTGCGCACCGGCCAGGCCAAGAGCGAAGTCAAGCTGACCGGCGTCGACGAGAAGCTGGACCTGTTGCGGACCAGCGTCACGCGGATGGATGAATTTTTGAGGTCCAGCAAGTGAGCGCGTACCAGGAACACCAGAGCCGGCATCGCCGCCTCTCCATTCTGCTCACCCTGTCGGAGTCGCCGGGTTACACCGGGAACGACAGCTACCTGTGCATGGTGGTGAACGAGTTCGGCATCGTGAGCACCCGCGACCAGGTGCGGAGCGAACTGACCTGGCTGCGCGACCATGGCTTCATCACCTCGCGCGAGGTCGCGAACACCTTCGTCGCGACGATGACGGAGGCAGGCGGCGAGATCGCCGCCGCCCGCCGCACAGACCCCGGCATCGCCAAGCCGTCGCCCAAGAAGGGCTGACATGGCGCCGCGCAGCTCGATCGAACAGGACCCGCGCATCAAAGAGGCGGCCGACGAGGCCATCCGCTCCGGTGCGACAGTCGATCAGGTCCTTGAGGCGCTGCAGAAGCTCGGGGCCGACGTGTCGCGCAGCGCGGTAGGCCGCTACACCTTCAAGGTCCGGTCGACCATGGCGAAGCTCAAGGAAGCGCGCGAGGTCGCCAAGGTGTGGGCTGACAGGTTCGGCGATGAGCCGGACGGCGACGTAGGGCAGCTCGTCGGCCAGGTCCTCCAAGCCATCGCGTTCCAGCAGGCCTCGGCGATGGCCGACGCCGATCCTGACAAGGAAGACGGTCCCGGCCCGCGCGAGGTCATGTTCCTGGCCGGCGCGCTGAAGGACATTGCATCCGCGAGCAAGATCAACGCGGACCGCATTTTGAAGGTCCGGAAGGAGACGGCGACCAAGGCGGCTGACGAAGCCGTGAAGGTCGCCAAGGCTGCCGGCGTCACGGCCGACACCATCGCCAAGCTTCGCGCCGCCGTGATCGGCGCGGCCACCTGACATGGCGCGTAGCACGTCTTCGAAGAAGGCTCGAACGGCTGTCGAGCAGCCAGCGCCGCCACTCAGTGTGGGCGGACCGGGCACGTCGATCGGCCCGGCGCTCAGCGAAGAGGATCTGGCGCGCAACCACGCGCTGACGAAGTCGGACGTCACGGGGCCGCTGCCGCTGATGCCGTTCGTGGCGCCCGAGGCCGCGGCCAACGATGACGGCCTGCCGATCCTCCTGGGCTATCAAGGCCGCTGGGTCGCCGACCCCGCCGACGTGAAGGTCGCGGAGAAGAGCCGCCGCATCGGCCTTACATGGGCCGAAGCTTTCGACTGCGTCACGATCGCCGCCGCCGCCCGCGGACAAGGCGGCATGAACTGCTTCTACATCGGCTACAACTTCGAGATGGCGCGCGAGTTCATCTCGGCCTGCGCCATGTGGGCGAAGCACCTGCAGGGCGCTCTGGACGAAGCCGGCACCGGCGAGTTCCTCGTTCCAGGACACGGACGAGCACGGCGACACGCGCGCCATCGAAGGCGTTCCGGATCGTCTTCGCGTCGGGCTTCTCCATCATCGCCCTGCCGAGCCGGCCGCGAAGCCTGCGCGGCATGCAGGGCGTCGTCATCCTCGACGAGGCGGCGTTCCACGACGATCTCGGCGAGATGATCAAGGCCGCCATGGCGCTCCTGATGTGGGGCGGCAAGGTTCGCATCATCTCGACGCACGATGGCGCGTCCAACCCCTTCAACGAGCTGGTGCAGGAGATCAGGGCCGGCCGGAAGCCCTACAGCCTGCACCGCATCACGCTCGATGATGCGCTGGAAGACGGGCTCTATCGGCGCATCTGCACCTCGACGGCCAAAGTCTGGAGCCCCGTGGCGGAGAAGGAGTGGCGCGACGGCCTGATCGCGCGCTACTCGCCGAACCACGAGGAAGAGCTGTTCTGCGTGCCCGCGCAGGGCAGCGGCGCCTACTTCACGCTGGCTATGCTGGAAGGCGCGGCCAACGACAACGTGCCTGTGCTGCGCTACGGCCAGGAGCTGCCGGAAGGCTTTGGCTTGCTGCCCGACGACACGCGCGAGGCCAGGGTGCAGGAGTGGATCGAGAGCGAGCTGCTGCCAGTCCTCAAGCGCCTGTCGCCCGACGATCCCAGCGCGATCGGCGGCGACTTCGCGCGGTCCGGCGACGTGTCGGCCCGCTACATCTACCAGACGGACCGGACCAATCGGCGCCGTACGGCACTCGTACTCGAGCTGCGCGGCGTGCCCTACAGGGAACAGGAGCAGATCGAGGTTGCCCTGATCCGCAACGTCCCGCGCTTCCAGGCCGCGAAGTACGATCGCACCGGTAACGGCGCCTATCTGGCCGAGCGCATGCAGCAGCTGTTCGGCGCGGCGCGGGTCGAGGGCGTGGCCTTCACCTCGACCTGGTACCTGGAGAACTTCCCGCGCTTCAAGGCGGCGATCGAGGAGCGCACGGCCGACCTGGCGAACGATCGCGACATCTTCGCGGACTTCCGCCTGGTCACGCTGGTGCAAGGCGTGCCTAAGGTGCCGGAGAACAAGCGCTCCACCGAGAAGGGCGGAGCCAAGGGGCAGCGCCACGGCGACGTGGCGATCGCCGGCGTGCTGGCCTACGCCGCCTCGCGTGCCGTGGCCTTCACCACCGAGGGCTATCAGCCCGTGAAGGGCAGCCCCGGCGACGTGTACGAGCCCGACGCCGATCGGCGCGGCCGCATGCGCATGCATGCCGACGATCTCGACGAAGACGACGACGATTACCGCGCCGCCGATCGGCGCGCGACCTGGTGAGGACTGAGATGGCCCGGCAGCCCCTGCTACGCGACCAGAACGGCGAGATCGTCGACCTTTCGAGGCTCACCCAGGAGGAAGGCGGCCCGACCGTCACCGGCGTGCGCCAGCCGATGCCCGAGCATCCGTCGTGGGGCCTCTCGCCTGATGGCCTGGCGGCGATCCTGAAGGACAGCGAGGGCACCAACCCGGCGCGCTATTACTCGCTGCTGGCCGATGTCCAGGAGCGGGAGTGGCACTATCGCGGCGTGCTGTTCCAGCGCCGGGCCGCGCTGGCCCAGCTGCCTATCACGGTCGAGCCGGCTTCGGACAAGCCGGAGCATGTCGAGCATGCCGACCTGATCCGCTCTATCGTCGAGCTGCCCGAGTTCACGCACGCGCGCTTCGAGCTGGGCGATGCGCTGGATAAGGGCATGGCCTTCGGCGAGATCGTCTGGGAGACCAGCACCAGGCAGTGGATGCCCAGGGCGATCAAGCTGCGGTCGCAGACCTGGTTCCGCTACGACCGCGCCGACCTGGAGACGCCGCGGCTGATCGACGAGCATGGCCAGGACCAGCCGCTCGCGCCCTACAAGTGGATCGCCCATCGGGCCCGGCTCAATTCCGGTATTCCCATCCGCGACGGTCTCGGCCGCGCCGCCGTGTGGGCGTGGATGTTCAAGAACTTCAGCGTCAAGTCCTGGCTGATCTTCCTCGATCGCTACGGCCTGCCGATGCGGCTGGGCAAGTTCCCTACCAGCGCCACGCGGTCGGAGAAGGCGCAGCTACTGCGCGCTCTGCGAGATCTCGGCCGCGACGCGGCTGCCATCGTGCCCGAGGGCATGACGATCGAGTTCACGAAGGCCGATGGCGGCGCCGGCGGCGGCGCGGCCTTCAAGGAACATGCGACCTATTTCGACGAGCAGCTGTCGAAGGTCGTGCTGGGCCAGACGGGCACGACCGATGCCAGCAAGGGCGGATATGCGGTCGGCCGGGTACATGAGGGCGTGCGCGACGCTATCGCGCTGTACGACGGCGCCATGCTGGCGATGACGCTGATCCGCGACCTGGTGCGGCCGGCCGTCGACCTCAACTACGGGCCGCAGGATCGCTACCCGCTGATCAAGATCGGGCTCGGCGAGCAGAAGAACGTCGAGCTGCTGCTGGGGAGCATCCCTGAGTTCGTGTCGCTCGGCCTGCCGGTCGAGGCGTCGCAGATCTATCCGCTGCTCGGGCTCACCGAGCCGGCGAAGGGAAAGGACGTGGTGCTGTTGCGACCGGCATCGCGTCCCCAGCCGGGCACAGAACCCGGCGGGGAGTCGCCGCCGCCGGAGGAGGTTCGGGCTGATCCTTCGGGCGGCGGCGGTTCGTCCGGGCGCACGGCGAAGCTCAGCGCCGAGCCGGTGCAGGCGACGCCCGACGCGGTCGATCGGCTGGCCGACGAGCTGGGCGACGAGGCGCTGATCGCCGACCTGCGCAGGCAGATCGAGGCGGCGATCTCCGAGAGTACGTCGCTCGACGAGTTGAAGGCGCGACTGGAAGGCATGGCGAAGGGACCGGCCGGTCAGAGGCTGGTCGAGCAGCTGGCCCTGTCGATGTTCAATGCGCGACTCGCGGGCGAGCTGGGCGCACCGGTCCGGGATCTCTGACGTGGCGGCCGGCGTCGACTTCAAGGCGCTGCCGCCGCAGGAGGCCATCGCCTTCTTCCGGCAGAAGGGCTATCGCCCGACCTTCTCCTATCTCGACATGATGCACCGCGCGCACAGCGATGCGTTCACGGTGGCCGGCGTCACGCGGCTCGACGTGCTGCAGGATATCCGCGCGCTGGTCGACGATGCGATCGCCAAGGGCTCGACGCTCGCTGACTTCAAGAAGGGCATGCAGCAGAAGCTGTCGGCGAAAGGATGGTGGCAGCCGGTCGAGGTCACCGACGAAGCCACAGGCGAGACGAAGACGGTCGATCTCAGGAAGTCGAGGCGGCTTCGAACGATCTTCGAGACCAACATGCGCACGGCTTACGCGGCCGGTCAGTGGACGCGCATCCAGCGCACGAAGAAGGCGCTGCCGTTCCTCTGCTACAAGACGGTCGGCGATGCCCGCGTTCGGCCGCAGCATGCGCGCTGGCACAACGTCGTGCTGCCGGTGGATCATCCCTGGTGGAAGACGCACTTCCCGCCCTGCGACTGGCAATGCCGGTGCCAGGTGGTGCAGATGACGCCCGGCATGGTGGAGCGCGCCGGCCTTCGCGTGTGGGACGAACCGCCCGATGACGGGCCGCCGGTTCGGTTCGTGAATGAGCGGACCGGCGAGGTGTCGATGGTGCCGAAGGGCATCCATCCGAGCTTCGCCTACAATCCGGGTGAGCAATCGAGCTTCCCAGACCCTGCGCGCTACACCGGCCCGGCGTTCGGCAACGAGGCGGCGCGGCTGGCCGTCCAGTCGCCGGCTTTTCCCGACTTGGTTGCAGGCGACGTCGTCGGCGCCGCGCCGGTCGGCTGGGTCGACGATGCGATCGCCGAGGCGCTCGATGTCGTGGTGCGACGGGTCGACCTGTCGAGCGACACGATGCTGAAGCAGGTCGCGCGGCATCCGGAACTCGCGCTGTCGGAGTATCGGCAGCTGCCCGACCTGGTGCGGGATGGCTTGGTCGTTCGGGACGCAGAGGACAAGGCGGTCGCGCTGTTCGGCATCCTGCGCGATCCGGATGGGCAATCCCGGCTCTACAGGGCCGTCCTGAAGCGCACGGGCGATGGCGAGGCGCTGTTCCTGCTCACGTTCCATCGGGAGCGCGCACGGCGGCTGCAGGCGGCCCTGCAGCTCGCCCCCATTCGCGACCAGGAGGCCCTACGCGACATCCGTCTGAATGCGACGGGGCTTGTGGAATGAAGCGGCGGGTGGTGGGGCCTGCATCGCCCCCACAACTAGGTCAGTACGTCGCCGTCCAGCCTACCGGTGTGCAGGATAAATCGCCGTGTCGCACCCGCCGCCGCCAATCTATGCCCCGCCGGGCTCGCGTTCAACGCCGGCGGCCGAAAATCGCGTCAGGACGGGCCTTTTTCGTCCTTTGGGCCGCATCTGTGCCATCTGTGCATCTGTGCCAGCGCTCCCGGCCGACTACGCACAGCGGGCCGATTTTGGCCCCCTTCCCTAAGCCCTTCATTCGATTGAATAAACGCGCTCCGGGGGTCAAATCCGCCCACCGTCTAGATCTGTGCCAAGATCGCGGCGGGAGTGCCCGCCGGGGCCATACCGACCACCCGCGGCGTCCGACCCGCAAAGGGTCATCGAAGGCGACTAGAACGCTGATTTTCCGCCGTTTTTGTCCCGGTAACGTCCCGCCATCGTCCCGGCTTATCCCGCCTCGGACAGGGCCAAACCCCAGTGATCCCTACACGTGGCTGGCCGGCCCTGGAGAGCCAGGACGTCCAGGGATGGCACCTGCGCTTCTCGGGTGGCTATACGAAAAGAGCCAACTCGATC